AAGCCGATATGGCCGTTATTCGCGAGTACTGGGAAGCACCGTGCGATTACTTCAAGCAAGGCCGGCTCCTCGTTGTTGTCGGCGGTGTCTGTGCCTACGACGGCCCGTTCCCCGACGGGATATTCCCGTACTCGCCGCTCTTCGATACGCCGGGCACATTCACTCCCTGGGGCCGGGCATCGGTCAATACGATGATCTCGCCACAGAACGTCATCAATCGGCAGTGGTCGGCGATCGTTGCACAGGCCGATGCCGACGGTATCGGTCGGTACGTCGCGTGGGGTGTGCCGGGCGTACCCGATCAGATTACGTCGGCGTCCCAGAAGGTCATTCAGATCCCGCTTCGTACATCGATTGCCAATCGGCCGATCGGCGACGTTTTCCGTCGGCTCGAGCCCGGCCAGGTCAGCCCGGATCGGTGGAAACTGATCGAACAGGCGAAGATCGCGCTGTTCGACGTCGGCGCGTGGCACGAAGTAACGCGCGGTCAGATCCCACCGGGACTCGACTCGGGTGTCGCTATCGAACGACTGCTCGAGAGCGAGGCCGGCTCTCTCAAAGGCTCGGTCGACGCGCTCAAGCGGACATATATAACGTGGGCGCGTCATCAGTTGACGATCGCCAAGAAGAACTACGGTGCCGACGAGACACGGTGGATCCCCGTCGATCGGCCCGATCTTGGTTACATGGTCGAGGGCGTGACGGGCGACAAACTGCCCGATCCCGAATCGTTGGTATTGGAACTCGAGAACTTCCGGCCACAGAGCGAGGCTGCGATGCGGGCCGAAGTCAAGGAGTTGATGCAGCTCCAGGTCATTCCGCCGCGCGAAGGACTCAAGATGATGGATCTCGGCCGCGGACTCGATGCCGTATTTGATACGGCGACCCGTCATTACTCGCGCGCGCGTAAAGAGAATCTGAACTTCCAGACGGGTGACGTGAAGGAAATAATGGTCGAGGGATTCCCGACGTTCCTGCACGTCGAAGACGGCTCGCCGTTCCTGCTTCCGCAAGACGACGACCATTCGATTCACATCGATGTTCACAACGAAGTCGCACTCGACGACAGTCAAGCGTGGCCCGTTCGGCAAGCCATGCTAATGCACATCGCCACACATCGCCAGGCCGTGATGCAGCAGACATTGCAACAGGCGGCCATGTCTGTGCAGTTGGCCGGTGCCAACGCACAGGCGACCGCACCGCCCACTCCCCCGGCCAAGAGCAAATGACAGAAGATAGACTGGCGCCCCGCGCTCACGCTGACGCGACGGTTACCTATGGCCCGAACCGGATCGTAGGTGAGGTCTTAGAACTCGAAGGTCACTACGAGGTCTGGTGCATCGGCCCGGACGGGTGTGAGAAGTGGCGCGACACGATCAAGAATCTCGTCACGACAGTCGGTAAGAACGATTTTCTCGACAAGTACCTGAAGGGCGCGGCCTACACGCAGACGATACGTTTGGGCCTGAAGGCTGTGGGCGCGGCGGCCGTAGGCGACACGCAAGCCTCGCACGCGGGTTGGCTCGAAGCCGGAGCCGCGAACGCGCCGACCTATACCGTGCCCCGCAAAACCGTGACGATGGGCGCAGCCGCAGCGGGTAGCTCGGTCAGTCCCGTACAGGCGTTTGCGATAACGGGTGCGGGCACTGTCGCTGGCTGCTTCATCAATAACGGCGGAAGCGCGACGGTTGATGATACAACGGGCGTCCTCTTTTCGGCTGGCGACTTCACGGGTGGCAATAAGGTGGTGGCGAATCTGGATACGGTCAACGTGACGTATACACTCGGCGTTTAGTAAATGAGCGTCACTACTCAGGCCACCACGCTCGCAACCGTTCCTTCGGGAACGGTTATATCGACTGCTCCGGGTGATGGTGGAATAGTACAAGGTATGCAGATCATGGACTCCTCGGGCGTCACCTACAAGGGACGGGCTTGCACGTTTCGGATTCCGGGGCGTGCGGGAACAGCGGGCCAGAATCTCTTTTCGATCCACAACGCCACGGGCTCGACCAAGATCGTCAACATCAATTCGCTAAAGATTGACATGGTGGCAACGGTCGTGAAGGCCGTGACGGTTCTCCCGCCTGTCATTCGCGCCTATCGTGTGACGGTGCTGCCGACGAATGGAACGGCAGTCACTAAGACGCCCCGCGATTCTCAGCTCACGTCTAGCGCATCTGTCACGGTGCTTCAGGACGCCTCGGTAGACGGCACCAGCTCGGGGACAACGCTAACGGCAACGCTCGTGGCGGGGGCGGTCTTGACGGAGGAGTTCGCGCCCCGGCTCATTACGGCAGCGGGTTACGAGATGTTCGACCGCGCTGAGTGGTTCGCTGATACCGGAATAACGCTCCGGGCTCTTGAGGGGGCCGTGTTTCGCCTCGATTACGTGTTGGCGACGCAGAACCCGATCACAGACATGTGGATTGTCTCCTGCGAGTGGGACGAGACCTAAGTGTCACTCCTTACCCTCTTCGCCGGCGCGGCACTAGCCGCTGGTGGTACAGTATTCAATGTTTCCGTCACCGAATCGGTAACAGTTGCCGATACGCAATCCGCACAGGCTGTATTTGCGCCTGCGATCTCTGAGTCTGTCAGTGCGGTAGACAGTCAGACTGGCAACGCCGTATTCGTAGTCGCTCAGGCCGAAGTAGGCACGGCGGCCGATACCCAAACTGGTATGGCGACGTTCGTTGTCGCTCTTACGGAAACAGGCTCGGCATCTGACAGTAGTACCGGACTGGCTACATTCGCCGCGGCCCTCACCGAATCACTCACCGCATCCGACAGCGAAGATGCGACCGTTTCGTCGGGCAGTGGCGTTATCTACAATGATTCGGTAACAGAAGTCCTATCATCGGCGGATACGGCGGTCGCCTCTGTCGATTTTGTTGTGAGTGTGTCGGAGTCGGGAACCGTAGCCGAGACTATCGTCGGCGATGTTCTATCGACTCCACTGCCCTTCGTTCCCGAACTTGGTGCCGGTTCGGGTGGTGGGTCGGGTGGTGGCATGGATGCCTATGCCTCGATGCGGTGGGCCGAATACGACCGTCGCAAGGGTCGGAAGCCGATCGAGCAGATCGTTGCGCCCGTCAAGCAGCCGACATCTCCGGCCAAGGCTATCGTCGCGCCCCCGCGGCGTGTCGTTACCGTCCTCGAGCCCGTCGACCTCGACGAGCACGATCGGGCGCTCGAACGACTCACCGCTTCCATCCCCGAAGCACTCGAGGAACCCGCACCGTCGCTCGTTGTTGTCGAGCCGGTTCCGTCAGGGTACACCCAGGCCGCCTTCGATGCACTACAACAGCGCAAGTCGACTGCCCGCCGACACATCGAAAGCGATGCGAGTCAGCGGCAGGCCATTTTCGACCGTTTGGCCGATCGCATCGAACCCGCCTCCGTCCGCGAAGTACGCACCGAACGCGCACGTACGAACCTATTCAAAAAGCACGAAAGACAAGCGGCACCCGTGCCCGTTAGTCCGGTCGCTATGGCGACCCGAGTAGCCGAGGCCCATCGCAAAGAAGTACGCGAAGCCGAGGAACGGGCGTGGAAGATTTACGGATACCTCTTTCAGTCAGATCACCAAAGCCAACCCAAATCAGGAGCTAGTGAGTAATGAAAACCACCGACGAATGGATCAAAGATGGGACAGTGGAAGCCGTGCCCGAGACAGTATCGACGCCCGCCGTTGAAACGGCTGTAGTTGAAACTCCAACGACTGACGCGCCGACCCGTGATGAATTAACCGGCCGGTTCATTGCTGCCGGGGACACGCCCGCGGTAGCGGTAATAGAAGTGCCCGTCATCCCATCTGCTGTTGCGGCGGTAGCAGCCGACGCGGCTGAAGCACAGGCCGTCGAAGAGTTCCTTGAAGCCCGCCAGGGTGACAAGCCGTATCAGTTTCCGAAGAATGTGAGTTTGCCGTGGAAACGCGGCAACGAGACGGGGTTCACGCCCGTCGAAGAGATACTGAAAGGCTACATGATGGAGAAGGATTACCGCATCAAGACGCAACAGACGGCCGAGGAAAGGCGACAGGTCGCAGTCGAACGTGCTCGCGTCATGGCCGAGAAGGCCGCGATCGACGGCGAGCGCGAACAACTACGCGCAGCCATGATCGATCCCGAAAAGCTCGAGCAGTACCAGCAGCACTACGAAATGATGCGGACTAATCCGCTCTACAAAAAGAATGTCGAAGACGCGCTCGATAAGCGCGTCACGCAGGCCGAGCTCGATGTCATCCGTAACGAGGAACGCGACGCCGGCCTACAGGAAGCAGCTACCAATCTCACGAGTTTCATCAGAGACACGGCATCACAGTACAACGGAGTCGATCCCGAGCGAGTAATCGCGACCTATCGTCGCGGACTCATCTCGGGCGAAATCCCCGAAATAACCGAGCAATCGGTGCATCAAATCTTCAAGGCGGAAGCAGAGTACACCGGAAAGATACTCTCGCCAATCCAGTCCGAGATGGCCGAGCTCAAAGCCCAGATCGCTACCCTCTCGGGGGCGAAGGCCGTCGAAGCTCACAACGCAAAGACCGACACTGCTCTCGCCAAAACCAAGGCCGCACCCGTACTGGGCGCTTTGGGCAACGGGACCGCCGTCGGGACGAGCAATCCGCCCACGCAGTTCAAGCCGTTCACCAGTGATACCTACTCGGACAAGGTTCGGGAATGGTCGAAACGAAGTTGAACGGCATCACAATCTCGATTGGAGTAAGATAAAATGGCCGTCACTCCGACGACTATGACCGAGTTGAACGACCTCGCTAAAGATTTCTATAGCGATGTGTACGTCAACTTGCAGAACACCGAAACACCACTGAAGAACCAGCTCGCCCGCCTCGAAGGTGCCAACTTCACGGGTAGGAAATGGATCTTCGGTGTCAAGATGTCGGTAGGTGGTGGGGCATCGAACGCCGGTGCCAACAAGACCCTCCCGGCCGCAACCGATGGAACGTACGATCAGGGCGAAGCTAACGTCGTCCGTACGTACGATCGTATGTCGCTCGATGGCCTGGCGATCGAAGTAACGAAGAAGCAGGCGGGATCGTACCGTCCGGCCGTCGCCGAAGTAATGAGCGACCGTCTGTCGGCAATCGACCTCGAAGTCAATCGCCAGATGTTCTCGAATGGCGATGGTAAGTGCTGCCTGATCTCGGGTGCTGGTGCCGCGTCGGCAACGCAGTCGGTTCAACTCGACTACGGTGTCGCGAACGGCGGACCCGGTGGAAAGCACATCTACCCCGGCGATCAGTTGGCGTTGTACGATGTAACCAACACGCTCATCGGGCGTAGGACCGTTGTATCGGTCGACCAGTCGGCATCACCTAACACGGTGACGCTCGACTCGACCATCACGTCGACCGCGGCAACGAATTACTTCGCCAAGTCGACGGCCGATTCCGATAACTCGTTGGCGACGGGCATGGCCGGCGAGGCTCATGGATTGCTAGAGTCGGTCAAGGCGTCGACGACGTTCGAAGCGATTCCGGGCACGCTCAGATGGCGTGGTACGGTCGACTCGAACGCGGGCGTCCTTCGCGATATCAGCGATTCGCTCGTGATGAAGATGCTGGCAACCGTCCGCGAGAAGAGCCGCAAGGTTCCAAATCTCGTCGTGACGTCGCCCGGTGTCCAACTCAAGTACTCGGAGATCTTCCTTCCGATCCGTCGCATCGACGGCCAGGACACCCAGTTGAAGGGCGGGTACAAGCCGATCACTCAGATCGTACATGGCGGTGGGAGTATCCCCGTCATTGCCGACAGTGATTGCCCCGAGTCGCGCATGTTCTTCCTCAATACCGATGCGTTCCG